CAAAAGGTTTATGTTTTAACCAGAAACACTTGGTATGACATAACACCATCTGGTTTTGTAACAGACGAATCAACTGATCCTTTAGGGTTTGGTGCATACAATTACAACGTAGAAGATTATGGTGATGCTCGTTCTCAATCAGGATTACTTTTTAATACAACATCTTTCTCGTTTGATAATTGGGGTGAATATTTAATATTTTGCTCCGCATCAGACGGCAAAATCTATCAATGGCGACCTCATGGTGGAGGAGCAAACACTCCTGATGCAGCTGGAACTGCAATTACAAACGCACCGACAGGTAATCTAGGTGTTGTGGTAACTAATGAAAGGCACATATTAGCTATTGGTTCTGGTGGAGATCCAAGAAAAATTGCTTGGTCATCAAGAGAAGCATTAACTACTTGGACAGCAGCAGCGACTAATACGGCTGGTGATTTACAAGTACCGACAGGCGGTAGAGTTATAGGTGCTGTCAAATGGCAGACAGACGTTATTTTGTTTACCGATACAGGCATAGCTCGGTTATTTTATTCTGGTCAGCCTTTTATATATGGTATTCAAGATGCTGGCACAAACTGTAAAGCCATATCAACAAGAGGTATCGTTAGTGCTGGTAATTTCTTAGCATGGATGGGTGAAAACAGTTTCTTTGTTTTTGATGGTTCTGTTAAAGAGATTCCTTGTGAAGTGCATGATTATATATTTGACGATTTAAAATACAATTATAGAAAAACCATAGCTGGAGGACATAACTCTAATTTTAATGAAATATGGTGGTTCTTTCCATCAACCGATTCTTTAAAACCAGACAAGTACATTATTTGGAATTATTTAGAAAACAGTTGGAGTATTGGATCTATGGATAGAGGTTGTTGGGTGGATCAGGGTACGTTTGATTATCCTATAGCTTGCGATAACGCTGGTTTTGTTTACCAACATGAAAGCGTTGTTTTGAACAACTCTCCTTCATTGGGAGCTTCTGTACCTTTTGCACAATCAGGGCCTATAGAAATAGGTAATGGTGATCGTTGTGTGCAAGTAAATCAGATTATTCCAGATTCAGAAGCTAACACACTACCTGGCGTAACCCTTAGTTTTAAAGGAAAGTTTACACCGCTAGGGCCTGAAACAGATTTTGGCTCTTTTACTTTTGATTCAGCAGACGGATATACGGATGCAAGGTTTACAGCTCGTCAGGTACAGATGAAAGTTACAGGTGAAACGACACAAGATTTTGAAGTGGGTGCTATAAGATTAGATTTAAGAAACAGAGGTCGTAGGTAGTGGCGAGAAAAACATTTACTAGACCAAGCGAACAATACGATAGGGAATATCAAAACTATTTGGTGTCTGAATTAGAATACCAATCAGGCTTAACCTTTAATAAAGGTGAGCGAATTGAAGCCAATGGTGGCGATCAGACAGAAATAGTTTTGGTGAGTCCTGATGGCTCTAAGTTTAAAATACAAGCAGACAATAGTGGAAACCTCAGTACAACAGCAGTATCATAGTGAGGACTGGAAACCTCATTGGTTAAGGCTAAGACACTTATTAGTTCCAGCTATTGAGTTACAAGACCTTTATGCTCTTGAAGATATAGAAAATGGCATAGAGAATGGACAGTTTCAGCTTTGGCCAGCAAGTGAGTCAATAATGATAACGGAAGTGGTCACTTACCCACAAAAACGTATAATGAACTTATTGTTTTGTGGTGGTGACGTAGAAGAACTCTTGGGAATGTTGCCAGAGTTTGAAAGGTTTGCCACTTATTTTGGGTGTTCTCGTCTTTACGGAGGGGGAAGAAAAGGATGGCAAAGATTTTTAAAAAAACATGGGTTTGTGGAAGAACACATGATTAGAAAAGAACTGGAATAAATTATGAGCAAAGGAAAAAATACAACAACTCAGTCAACAGCGATTGATCCAGCACAGTTAAGGATGTATCAAGGTCTTTATGACACAGCAAGAGTTGTGGCAGACCAACCTTATATCCCATACACAGGAGCAAGGATTTCTGGATTCAATCCAGACCAATTACAAGGGTTTGATGCGACTAGAAATATGTTTGGTCAATCTATGGGTTATGATCCTAGAGGTTCATTAAACGCTTTGGCTAATATGCAAGCACCTAGTATTTTAGATAGAGACATTGGTGCTTATCAAAATCCATACACACAACAAGTTATAGACACCACATTAGCTGATTTAGATAGATCCAGACAAATGACGTTGAACAGAAACGCTGATTCAGCGATTGGTGCTAATGCGTTTGGTGGTTCAAGACAAGGAATTGTTGAAGCAGAAACCAACAGAGCATTTGCTGACCAAGCAGCTAGAACTGCTGCTGGCTTACGACAAGGTGGTTTCGATAGAGCTACATCACTAGCTGGACAAGATATAGGTAGAGAAATAGGTAACAGAGCTTTCCAATCTGGTTTATTCGGTAATCAATTAGCAGATCAATACAGTAATTTAGGATTACTGGCTAACATTGGCAGACAGCAACAAGGTCTACAACAAGCTGGATTGGATCAAGCATACAATCAGTTCTTGGATGCAAGAGGATATGGAGGACAACAGATTGGCTTACTATCATCTGCATTAGGATTAATGCCACAACAAGTTTCAACCACACAAACAGGAAGAAAAGAAACTGGTGCTGGTGATATATTAGGCTCAATAATGAAGTTAGGTGGCTCGCTTGCTTCTGGTGGCTTTTTTAATTAGGAGTAAACAATGGCAATATTTGACAGAATTAGAAACATGACACCTGAAAAAAAAACAAAAGTGGGGAAATGCACTCTACCTTATTGGTGGTGAATTAAAGGGCGATAATATGTCGGAAAACGTAGCTATGCTTCAGCAGAGCCAACAGTTGCGTACTGCTAGGGAAAATGCTGCTAAGTTAAATGCAGCAATAGATGGTTCTAATTTAAACCCAGCACAAAAAGAATTGGCTAAAGCAAACCCACAGTTGTTTGCTAAATATCAATTTGAAAGTCAGTTTGGTAGTGGAACAAAAGATACAGCCGATATTCGTAATTTTAATTTTAGAAATAGTTTAAATAAAGAAGATCAACAAAAATGGGATTCAATGAAAAATCAAGATCCTTTATCTTTGTATCTTCAAGAAGAAGCTAAAAGAAAGGGTGGTTCAGCTGGTGGTTTGGATTTAACTCCAGGTCAAAGCACTATTGATACAGAATTTGGAAAAATAGCAGCAGAATACACTTTAAAAGGACAACCTCAAGTTAAAGCAAATTTGAAAAATTTAACTAGAAAAATAGATATTTTAAAATCAGGAGAACAAAATGTTTCTGGTGTTGGAATAGGTATTCTTCCAGATTTTGCGAAACCAATAATGGGGTTTCAAGATGCTGTTGCTTTTGAAGATGATGTTAGAGATATAGTTTTTCAATCATTAAGAGAAAAACTTGGAGCGCAGTTTACTGAAAAAGAAGGTGATAGATTAGTTGCAGCTGCATTTAATAAAAGTCTTGATGAAAGTAGAAATGTATCAAGATTGGAAAGATTATATAAAACCATTGAAGAAGCAGCTAAAGCAAAAGAAGATGCG